TAAATTAATCTAACTGTAGATGCAGTCGCTCTACGGGGCGATTGCAAACTACAAATTAAAAAGAAATTATGGTAAGAATTGATGATGTATATCAAAAAGTATTAGCTATAGCCAACAAAGAACAAAGAGGTTATATAACTCCACAAGAGTTTAATTTATTTGCTGATCATGCTCAAATGAGTATATTTGAACAATACTTTTATGATAGAAATCAATTTGCAAGAAGGGCAACAGAAAATAGTACTATTGAGTTGTTAGAACAAAAAATTCAAATATTTGAATCTAATCCTGAGTTTTTTTCTAGTGGAGATGATTTACCAGAAGACACTTATCAAATTGATAGTGTTTCAATAGTTTTAGATAGTGGAAAAACAATACCTATGCAAAGAGTTAGTAAGCGTGAATTACAAGGTATATCATCTAGTCCTTTATTATCTGGAAGCACTCTTGCTACCAATTATTATATATACAATAACACTATAAATTTTGAACTACCTACAAGTTTAGAAGGTAATAACGTTGTGGTTGAATTAGTAAGAAAGCCTTTAAAACCACAATGGACATATGTTATACATAATCAAAGTGCTCTTCATAATTCGCATGATGCAAACCTTCAAGACTTTGAATTACACTCTTCAGAAGAAAACAATTTAGTTATTAGTATATTAAAATTAGCTGGAATCGCTATTAAAGATGTTAATTTATCTCAAGCCGCGGCACAAGAAGAAGTTAAAAATATACAACAAGAAAAAGCATAAATAAATGGGATTATTAAAAAATACACAAAAAGATTATTATAAAGGAAGTGATTATGGTAATTATCAATTTACATCTTTAGAAGATATTATAAACCAATTTATGGTGGTATATGTTGGTGATAATAAAATGATACCTAGTGCTAGCAGGATGGATGTAGCATTTCACGCACAGAGAGCATTAGCAGAATTATCTTTTGACACTTTAAAATCTGTAAAAGCTTACGAAATAGAACTACCACCCTCATTACAAATGATACTACCTCACGATTATGTTAATTACACTAAAATTAGTAGTATAGATTCCGCTGGTATAAAACATCCGTTGTACCCTACAAAACACACGTCAAATCCATTTCAAATCCTACAAGAGGAAAATGGTGATTATACGTTTATTCAAGAGGCGGAAGAAATTATTAATGGTACTTTTGACACAGATGTTGCGAATAGTGGTTCTATAGATGCTTGGGTTAAAAGTCAATTTTCTGAAATGAATAATTATCCAACAGCGGGTGTTTTTGAAAAACAAGGCGAAATAGCAATTGAATCTTCAAAATTAGTTTTTAAACATAGAAGTCAAAATCCATCGGGTACAAGTAATATTTGGTGTACAAACTCGTACGTTTTTCAACCTATAGACGTAAGTGATAAAGAATTTATCACATTATCAGCCGATGGACAAGCGGTGGACACAACAATAAGCACTGTTGTTCAGCCAGGTATTTTAAAAGTTGGTATAAGTACTAGTCTACCACAAACTAGTACAACCCACGTTAGTAGTGGTCCTTCGTCGGGATTGACAGCATATCTTCCTAATATTGACAATAGCATGTGGGATTTAACTGATGAAGATGGAAATCCTAGTTATTTAGAGTGGACTGTAGCAGGTGATAATACTACATCTAAATCAATAGAATTTATTGATGTAAGAAATGAAAGCATAGTATACGTTATAGTTTTATCTCGACATGATTTTACCGCTGAAACTACAACTTTTGTCACCACTAACAATATAGATAATATTTCTGTTGTTGCTTCAAATGTTAATAGTAATTTAATTTCTCCAGCAACTAATGGTAAAAACATATCTACTACTTGGAGTAATTATAAATCACTAACTCCATCAGAAAATAATAATGATGACTACGAAGACGACACTTATTGGCCTGCAAATGGAGAAAGATACGGACTTGATCCAAACCACGCTCAAATTAACGGATCGTTTTTCATAGACCAAAGATTAGGAAAAATACATTTTAGTTCTAATATTTCAGGAAAAACTGTGATATTAGATTATATAAGTGATAGTCTTGGAACAGATTCAGAAATGCAAGTACATAAGTTCGCAGAAGAAGCAATGTACAAATCCATATCACATGCAATTTTATCCGCATCTTCATATGGGCAACAATTAGTCCCTAGATTGACTAAAGAAAAATTTGCCGCGATTAGAAAAGCGAAATTAAGATTATCTAATATAAAATTAGAAGAATTAACTCAAATACTTAGAGGTAAATCTAAGCAAATAAAACACTAGTATATGCCAGAGATTAAGAATACTTTTCTTCAAGGTAAAATGAACAAAGATCTTGATGAAAGATTGGTGCCTAATGGACAATATAGACATGCGATGAACGTGGAAGTAGCCACAGCAGAAGACTCTGATATTGGTACTGTAAAAAACATATTAGGTAACCACAGAGTCGAAGAGTTAGTCGGCGTTGGTTTTGTTTGTGTTGGTAGTATTGCTGATGAAAAAACAAATAAATTATATTGGTTTATTTCAAGCTATGAAAAAGACGTTATTTTAGAGTATGATGGTGTTAATGATGTTGCACTACCTGTTGTTGTAGATTTAAATGCTGGAAACTTTAAGGCAGTATTAAAATTTTCTGGAAATATAATAACCGGTATAAACATAATTGATAATTTATTGTTTTGGACAGATAATAATAGTGAGCCAAAGAAAATAAATATAGATATTTGTAAAGCTGGTACTGATCCAAGCGGAGACATACATACACAGTTAGAATTTAAAAATGGTAGTTTTAATGGTGTAACAGCAGAATTAGTGTCACCAAGTCCTCTTCCCACGCTTGTTTCGGGCAGTGATGATATTAGATATAGTGACAATGGGCAATATCTTTGGGCTGAACAAAAACAAATAGAAAAACTTTTTCCAAAAGAAATTATTGACGATATCACTAATAATGTAATACCTTTTACTTACGACACATCTGAGTTTGATGCAAGCAACCCATATAATATTCGTCACTATAGAAACGGTAAATTTTTAGGTGTAAAACAAGTGACTGTACAAGGTGTTGATCGTGATACGGGTAACCCATCATGGCCTTTTGGTAACACTATAAAATCTCATCTAGACGATTTCATAATTGGAGATGTTATCTTTGGTGACAATCTAACTATAGATTTAGAAGAACGCCATATTACAGTTGTAAGACCAAAACCTTTAAACGCTCCCGCTGTAAAAATAAATCACTCAGAAAATTCAAATAGTGCGCGTAACATTCCTAACTTATTCGAAACAAAATTCCCAAGATTTTCATATAGATACAAATTTAGAGACGGTGAATACTCGACATTTGCTCCTTTTACCGTTCCTGTTTTTAATCCTAAGTACCCTAAAGATACAAGCGCTTCTAAAGACACGAATATATTTTACAATAAGGACAATGCTTATGATATAAAAGAGCCGTACAACAAAGCTATGATCAACTCTATTCACTCTATAGAGTTAACTGATTTTGTCTCTGCTAAAACACCTGAAGATGCTATAGAAATAGAAATATTATATAAGCAAGAGGAATCTAGCGTTATATATTCTATAGGTACAATTAAACATGTAGATCCTGAGTGGCACGCAACAAGCAACCACGAGAATGCAGGAGCTAGCATAGGCATTGGTAAAGCTAGTTTTCCAAGAGCTTTTCAAGCTGAAGGCGGTTATACAAAAGGAAGGTATACGGTAACTACAGAAAATATATATGCAGCGCTACCGGCAAATCAACTGCTTAGACCTTGGGATAATGTTCCTAAAAAAGCTTTAGCACAAGAAATTACTGGTAATAGAATTGTATATGGTAATTATGTTCAAAATTACGATTTAAATCAAAACACTCAAGTTTCAGTGGGGTATAGTGACAGGAATAATACGTTTTCAAACTTCGAAACACAAGCGTTGCCTTCTATTAAATCACAAAGAAACTACCAACTAGGAGTTGTGTATTGCGATAAATACGGTAGAGAAACACCTGTGTTCACCTCTGATCACGCAGCATTAAACGTCCCTTGGCAAGATGGGGATGGTTCAAAAAATGCCAGCAAAAGCTTACAGCTAAATGTAAGTACACCGGTTAGCTTTCCAGAATGGGTTGATTCATTAAAGTTTTTTATAAAAGAAAGTTCTAATCAGTATTATAATCTTATTATGGATAGAGCATGGGTTACCAAAAGGACTTATGAGCTAGACAACTCAGAAGGTCACATGTGGATTTCTTTTCCGTCTTCTGATAGAAACAAAATCTCAGAAGAAGATTATATAATACTAAAAAAGAAAGTTGGCACTGGTGAAGGGCAGGTTGCTTTTGAAAACAAATTCAAAGTTATTGATATAAAAAACGAAGCTCCCGATGCCATTAAGTACGAATTAGTAACCTACTCAGTGATTCACAATGAACCACTCAGTGGTAGTACTAGCTATAATAGATTGGCAGGTGATAAAGATAATAGTTTGTTTAGAAATGGACACCGTAGACCAGATAGAGAAGTTGACGTCCTGCGGTGTAATAAAAATATGTTAGTAAATCACCATACAGCCGCTGGTCCTTTTGAAATGTTAGGACAAGTTCCACTACATGAAGATCAAGAAACACCTGGATTTGGACCAATTAAAACTAAAGATTTATATGTTTCTTGGTCTAGGATTAGTAATAATAGTGAGGGAGACGCCTGTTCTAAAAAATACAAAATAATTGGTGGAAGTTTAGATGCTACACATGGATATACATTAAGACTAGCTAATAAAATTACAAGAATTGACGCTGATATAGCCCATGTTAATGGTGCTTCTGATGGAGATGATGCTGAAACTAACTTATTACATCCTGATTTAGTTTTTAAAGTAGAGAAAAAACAACTTAAAGATTCTGAAGATTTTTCTGGAAAGTTTTTTGTTAAAATTTCTAAAAACCAAATTACAGATTTAATAGAAAATGGTAGTCCCGTTAGTATATTAGACAAATTCCAAGTAAGATCAAAAACTAGTATATGGTATTGGCAAGATTATCTTGGACCAAGTAATAGTAACTACGAGTATTCAACTGACGATACTAGCTATGGAATGACTAATTACGAAGGAGCAAGAATAAGTTACGCTGGTGACTATCAAAACTGGTTACATTATACAGACACTTCAAACCCACCAAATAATGGTTGGGGTAATATCGCTGGGGATGGTACTGACACTCGTACTGATGGAGAGATGAGAGTAACTGATTTTGCAACTCCTTGGAAAAACATGAGAAACAATACTTCTTCTTTTGGCCCTACTTTCTTTATAGACTCCGTGCACATGGCCGCCGGGCAAAGCGAGGCAAGTGATTATGCTAAGTATTGTTGTGTGACTTGGTCAGGAGCAACGGCTGGACAAGAAAAATCAGCGGAAGATTCTAGTTGGAGTTATCCACCTTTTAAAACATGGATTACTGATTTTGGTGATACAACAGGTTTTTTAACAGCAAGAAAAGAAAAGCTAAATGTAGGCGGAGACATAAGAGCATTAAGAGATATAGTACAAGGAAAGGGAGGTAATCGCGTGAGAAACAAGGCTATGATTAACCAAATGTGGCTTGATAATAATTTAATCTCCGCATCACCTGGTTTACCTGAAAATGAAGATTATGACGGTTTGAGAATAGATGGGTGGGTTGGTCCTTTACAGGGCGTGTCAAGAAGTACACCACAATCTGATTGGCATCGTGGCGATAACCACGTGAACGGTTTAGAAGGTCTTGTTACTACGAGTGAAAACCATTCTAAAGGACCTAGAAGATGGTTTAGTGGTATAACTGGATCTAAAACTGACTACGGTGTTGGAACAGACACTAAAGCGTACGCTGACAATCACGATGACGTTGGCAGGCATTTTATGCACTTATCATTTTTTGCACCTGGTAAAGATTTACATGATGGCAATTGGAATTCGTTATACCATGATGATGCCGTCGGAATGATATATGGTCCCCAAGGTTTTGGTGCAAATCTTCAGGGTATATGGGGTGGTGGTGTTTTTACAGGCGAGGAAGAAAATGAAACATTTGGAGACACGACTGATCCAGTTGAAAAATATTTACATTTTCCAATGGAAGGTAATTATGATGATAGTTTAAACTATCTACCAGAAACACCAGGCCCAGGTGTTGGTTTTGGTTACGATGTAAAATACAGAGAGCTACACGAGAGACAATGGGATCCTACTTTTAATATAAATGGTGATGATAATAATGAGATACGTGATTTTATTAGAAATTTACACCCAGGTTCTAAGTTCAGGTTTAATAGAGTTGGTACTAACAGCGTGATTGATGACACGGTATATACCATTAAAAAGGTACAAATAAAAAAATTATATAATCACACCTCTTGGAGAAAGCCTTATAATCGACATGTACTTCGTGCCAATGCCGTCTACACGTACCTCCCATCAAACGGCTCTGAAGATGAGGTTTATAGAAGTGTTGAAGAACAAGCAATGTACTGGTTAGACTCTGTCCCGAACGGCGGTCTTCCAGGCACACAAAACGCAAATGGTGCTGATCAAAAAGCTGGAGTTGGACAATATCCTAACGAAGGTTTAACTCAAAAAATAACAGATTTTGGAGCTTCTCATAATAGACGTGTTTGTTATATAATTGAGTTAGATAAAAATCCAGCTGATAGTAGTAGTTCGATGGGTCATCCTTTAAGCCAAAAAGTTGGAGGTAAGGATGCTTTAAGCGCTGATTTCCATAATGGTGATTACACTGATATTGAATTTTTAGATCCAGTACAAGATTATTTATTGTCTGATTTGAGTAAGTTCCCAGCTATATGGGAACTCGATCCTAAAAAACAAGAAGTAGATTTAGATATATATTATGAGGCTAGTAGTAATATACCGGTTAATATAAACAAAGATACTAATGAATTATTCGCTCCTATTGGTTGTAAAGTTGAAATAGTAGACTCTCCTACAACAAGCGCGTCAACGTTATTATCATGGGATAATCACACTATGATTCTTGATCCAGGTTTTCCTCAAGGAACTAGTGGAACAGAAATAGATTACTCAGGAAGATCATTTAAATTTACTAGACAAGATGGTAGTTATACTATTGCCGAAGCTGGAGCGCAAGATTTATCTGGTGTTACTACGGGTTTAAGAACTAAAATTGTCATTAGAGAAGACATTGGAGAGGTAATATCATCTGGGTTAGCATGGAGCAATTGCTTTTCTTTTGGTAATGGAATAGAATCCAATAGAGTTAAAGATGATTTCAACGAGCCGTTTATTACTAACGGTGTAAAAGCATCCACTACAATACAAGAAACTTATCAAGAAGAAAGAAGAAAAAATGGTTTAATATACTCTGGAATATATAATTCCAACTCTGGTGTAAATGATTTAAATCAGTTTATAATGGCTGAAAAAATCACTAAAGATTTAAACCCAACATATGGTAGTATACAAAAATTATTTAGTAGAAATACAGATTTAGTTACGTTTTGTGAAGACAAAGTTCTTAAAGTTTTAGCAAATAAAGACGCTGTATTCAACGCTGATGGTAACCCGCAGTTGACAGCTAATGAAAATGTTTTAGGACAAACTATACCTTTTGTGGGTGAATATGGTATAGCTACAAATCCAGAGTCTTTTGCGTCAGAGTCTTATAGAGCTTATTTTACAGACAAACAAAGAGGTGCGGTGCTTAGATTGTCTAAAGATGGTTTAACACCTATATCTAAAGCTGGAATGAACGATTGGTTTAGAGATAATTTATCACGGTACCACTCTTTAATTGGTACTTACGACTCTTATAAAGAAGGTTATAACTTAACATTATCTAACGTGCCGGAGTTTAGCGAAAACTTTATATTAGATTCTTATTTAGATACTGGAGAAGCATTGGAAGCTTACACGTTAGGTTCTTTAAGTTTAGTGTCAAATCCAGGGATTGCCAATGGAGTTTCCTTGCATTATATTTTTGAACAAAGTAAAGTAAACAGCTATAGTACTCCTGTTAACGCGTTTGATTGGCCTGCTTTTACTCAAGCCTCTTATGATTTAACCGCCACTATCTCAGTAATACACCACGTCGAGATGCTAGCTGGAGATATTAAACCAGCGGTGCCAGAAATTCTCCCTGGATCACAACAAACTCAAAGCAATTGGGAGGTAATAGCGACAAATCCCGCGACAGGACAACAACAATCGTTCACTGGCTATGGCCCTACATCCGCCGCTGCAGAACAAAACGCGATTAACGCTGGGTACACTGAAGGTATTCAAACTACTAACTTTGTGCCGGCTACTTATACTTCAAGCTTGCCAGAGAGTGGTAGTGGTGTGTCAGGAAGATTTTGGCATGCTAATTTCGAAACTTGGAGCCAAAACATTTGGGGGAATGATTATCTAAATGCAGGCAATCCTGGTAGCATGCATATTGATCCTTTTATACATGGTTATATTAGAAGAAACCATGGTGGTAGTTACGGTTATGTCAACGAATTTCAATCAACCCCTGGCACGGCCCCTTTAAATGCTAAAACTTGGGGTACTTGGTACAGCCAAGATCCAGCTGTAGAAAAATTACTACATTTTGGTACTCAAGGAACTAACGGAACATACGTGTCTAATTGTATTACTAGAAATCAAAGTACTAGCAATATAATGTTTGATAGAGTTTTAAATGATGACGCTTTTATTGAGACTTACTTAATTGGTTCACAACTATACTATAACAGCGTTTTAATTCCAGCATCAAACGTGGGTGGATTAAACTATAACATTGGTAATCCACTTACTAGTAATAGTAATTTGCCTCCAAATTTTCCGTTAACTTTTGGGCAAACTGACACTGCTAGCGGAATTCTTCATAGAAAAGTATATAACGGTGATGAAATACATGTTGAAATAGAACTAAAATGTTTTCCTACTTATGTGTTGCCGGGAGATCCTGATTACCCTGGATCATACCCAACTCAATACCTAGGTTTTGGACAAAACTATATTATACCTAAAATAGAACTTAGAGATGGTGCTAACGAAATAGATTCTAACAAGATATGGAAAGAAGATGCAGTGGGAGTGGGCGGTCAGTGGTATAACGGTATGAAAAACCCTATGTCTTCGCCAGGTGGATCATCTTTTGAATATGTACATACTGATGGTGACAGTGCATCAGGAGGCAATGGTACTTTTGAGTTTAGTGGATTTTCAAGACCTTCCGGTACAAATTACTATGCAGATTCAAATTCTGTTACCTTTCCAAATACAAATACTATAAACGGTTTAAGATGGGCTCACAGTCAAAACCGTCCTGCTCCACACGAAACTACAGACTCTAAAACTGTTATTATTAAAGCAAGTTGGAAATTTATAGACCCTGATCAACAAAAATCCTTTGGTCCTAAAAAAAATGGAGTTGATCATATAAGAACAAGAGCAGTTGTTGACTATCTTAGAGTGAGACTATCTTTACCAAGAGGTGGTCCTCCTGGTGGTTATTGGGTTAACAATACCTACAGCAGCGGTACTACTCCATACAAACAAATGGCTTACCCACTGGTTGAGGTTAAAAATATGAAAATAACAAAAGCTTTTGGTGTAGATACTTCTTCTGTACAACCTAATTACGATCCTTTTACTGGAATAGAGACTACTAGCCAATATCCATATGGGCAACATGCTGTTGATGCTATTCCACCTGTTAAAGTTCCCGCGTGGACGGAAGTTATACATCATGGTTTAACTAGTAGTTGGAATCACCCGGATAGTCATGGTTTTTGGTGGAGTAGATTACCTGGTAAATTTGGACAGACGTATAACCGCGTTGAAATCACTCAACAATCTAAAAACGTTAACAACATATCACAACCACCAAACGTTCCTGTGAAATATTCAGTTCCTTACGATTGGGATCACTCGCTAAACCCAAATCCCGCTTATTTGAATTTAGGCCAGGGTGATGCTCCAAGAATTAACGACACAGCACATAATAACTACGGTCACAATGGCTCGGCTCACCAACCAACTGGAATCGGTGCACATGGCTTAGTCTTTAATAGGAAGAGTGAGACAAACAATAATTATGATAGAAGTAATACTAGTTCCGCGCCAGCACTTGTTACTTATAATGAACAATATTTCCATGCTAGCAGCAATGCCTCTGGGTCGACACATTTAATATATGATCTTCCAAGTGGATCGCATTGGAATTCTTCTGCTGGAAACAACTGGTATTTAGTAGATGTTGAGTTTGACAATACTTATGGAGACGGTGTCCCCGCTAATCCAGGAAATCCAGATTTAAAAACAGAATACAGCCAACTTGTTTGGCCAAACACTAGGGTTATGGTTTTGGGAGTAGCAGATCATACAAATTTTAATTACATTAATGGTGTAGATATAAATTCTGAATATGGTGTAGGTTATTTTGATGGATCGGGTAATGCCAATAATCCAAGTGATAATTATTTACACGTTGGATTAGTACCTACAGAAAGGACGGAATATGGTCGTAATGATGGCTCTGGTGATAACAAAGTTGTATTAAGAGGTATATTTAAAATTGATAGTAGTAGTAACGTCATGACACAAGGTCCAAGTTGGGCAACTTATGGTAAGGCTTCAAACCAATTTGCACTTAGAGTTTATAACGCAAACAATGGTCTTAGAATAAATAGAATAATTGCTAAAAGATTATCTCATCCTTCTTATCTTTCAACTTGGGCTAGTACATCTGGTACAGCAGAAAAATGGGCGCTTAACGATGGTATAGGAAACACTAATACCATGGTACATATGTTTCAGAAAAAACATATTTACTTCCAGAGACCTGGGTTATGCTGGCAAGTTCCAGCGGATAAAAATGATGGGCAATATTTTTGGACACAGGAATTTGGTACAGCTAACACTTCGCAACCTCCAACAGTATCAAACAAGGGTTGGGAATTGAGGTTTACAGTTAACAATAATCCACGTACTGATAATTTTTCTGGAAAATTAAAAGGTTATATCACTATAGATGATGGTTCTGGTGATCACGAAGGTCTTTATTTTGAAGATATACAACACGAAGGTGATTATCTTATTAAATTTAATTTTGATGGTAATAAGAATAATTACAATCCATCTACAGTCGCGGCTGGTTTAGATCCCGAACCGTGGGAGTTTTTACGTCTTAATCAAACGCCGGACCCGGATTACAGCACTATTGGAAATTTTGATATAGCAAGTTCACAAACTACCGGAGACTTCGCTTCTTCTGCAAACGTTATAGATAGAATAAAGTTTTCAGATGGAGATGTACCAGGCACAGCTCAAGAATATCAAATAAATAATATACAACTTACAGATTCAAGAAAAGTATTTTTAGGTGGTTCTGCTGGGTCTTGGAATTTTGATCAATTTAATACGTCTATAAATAATTATGTTTATTGGAAAACAGCAACTGATTCATCTCCTGAGGAATGCTTAGTATTTAACAATTGCCCAGCTGTTAATTATTATGGTGATAAATTTGGATTTATAAATGTAAACCAACAAATTGATAAAACTATAAATCAATTTGAGCAATATAAAATAAAGTTCACACACAGTATATCTGAAAATAGCACTGCAAAATTAGCAATATATTATTATAACAGCAAAGGTTTTGGTTTTAAAATAAGTGATATTGATGACACCACGGGTACTATTACGGGTAAATTTGACTTACAAGGTAATAAAATAAGAGAAGTTGGTTTTAATCCACTTCAACCTTTAATTGTAACAATTGGTGAATTAGATTCAACAGGACAACCAGTGGAAGGTTCTACATGGAGTAATGTTAACGAATTTGATAGTACTTATGAAGCTGATTTAGTAAACTCTTTTGTGATAGCGGTACAAGGTGATGAAACGCAAAGAATAGATGGTACTATAGATAATATATCAATGCAGCAAGCCTTCACGATGTCTTACGAAGATGATAAAACAGTGACTTTTAGCGAAACAGTTAATGGCTGGACTAGTTTCAAGTCTTTTATACCAGAAAATGGCTTGAGTTTATCTAAAAAATATTTCACATTTAAAGAGGGTGGATTATACCAACACTATGTGCCAAAACAAGGTAATTCATTAGGCGAGTATATTGATGGTAATTTTGTAGAGTACGAACCTAAAGAAGCTAATAATTATAATATATTTTATGGTGTAATTGGCCCACAATCTTACTCTAGTATAACAGCTGTTTTAAATCAAGAACCTTCTATAGTGAAAACATTTAACACCTTAAATTATGAGGGTACTCAGGCTCATATTTTAAAGCCTTCAACGGTTTACAAAGACGGTCTTATTGTAAAATCAGAAAACGACTTAACTAATACAAACAATGCTATAACGCTTGGTCTTGGCAATCTACCTGGATGGTCATGTGAAGATATTAAAACTGATCTAGACGTTGGAACTGTTAGCGAGTTCATTAAAAAAGAGGGTAAGTGGTTTAACTTTATAAAAGGTAAATCTAATACTGATATTATAAACACAAACTTATTTAGCGTGCAGGGACTTGGATTTATAGACTCTATAGAAATAATACCTGATGAACCAGAAGTAGGTGTAAATAATCTTGATGGAAATGCCGAAGCGATTGGAGGTTCTATTCCAGGGGGTACCGCTGGGGGCAATGGTAATACTAATGGTAATGGTGGTTATTAATAAAAAAATATTATGAAAATAAATTCTTTTCAAATAGACACTTCTGAAATGTCTCACTTAGAGCAAGATAGAAAATTTACTGTTAACGGTGAAGTAGGAGCCACATTCACGATAATAGCTTTACAAAATCCAAGTAGCTCTTCTGCTCATACCTTGTATTATGATTTTACAAACAGTGCGTTTGAAAGCGGTCACAATGATCAACATAACAATTTAACTGTAACTCTTACATCAAGAGTATATAGAGGCGATATTAAATTCCCATCTGGCGGTGGAACTTTTGTTATTAAATTAATAACGGCAAACGGCACTACGACAAGTAGTGTAAATTCAAATGTTATAAGTAGATCTATATCAAAATTATCAACTATAACTACATTAACTTTTCAAGCAGAAACTAGTAATACTAACAGCTACGAAACTTTTCCAAGTACAACTTCTACAGGAATCTCTAACTCAAGTGGTTCTGTTAGTTTTGATTGGGCTATAACTAATAAAAAGACCGATGCTAATGGTTTTGGTTTGTTACAGAATACCAGTTCTGCATTTGACTTTGATCTCACGCAAGAAAGCTCGATTGTACCTAAAATACAAAACGCTTGGTATTTTAAAGCAACTGATACTGTTGATGGTGCTATAACATCGGCAACGCAATTTAAAGTTGATGATTTAACAGATATATCTGTGGGAATGGCAATTACAGGTGTAAGTTCAGGAAGTTTAACTGGAGAACCTTTTATAACAAGTATAGACACTGGAACTAAAACAATTACTATTAATTCAGCGCAAACTTTTGCAGATGGCATAACGCTAACATTTAAAGCATATGGAATTGATAATATTCAAAGTGCTATTGGAGCAAGATTTACATTTAATGCAGTGACAGTTACTCCAACTGCACTAATTAAAGCAGTAAGAACTGATGTAAGTAGCGCTACCTCTATTGATTTAGTTGACACATATGGTATAGCTGGAGGTAATGTTGTTACTTATGTTGGTGTGGGTGTAGATAATAGTACTTCTAACAGAGTTACAGAAGTTACAACCGCAGATGTAGATGGTAGTAACGGTGTTATAGCTGTAGAAAAAGCTCAGTTATTAGCGCAAGGAGTGGTTCTTACTTTTGTGGGATCTTTTGCTGAAATAATGTTTAGTGGTAATATAACAATAAATAGTTATCCAAACGCTAACAGAACAATAAACTTTGATATAGATAAATTTTTATCTGTAGGCGCAGCATCTTAAAAAAAATAAAACATGGCTATAGTACAAGTAAATTTTAATAAAAAACCTAATTGTTCACTACAAGTTGGGGACAGAGCTTACGTTTCCTCTAAAATTAGTGATATTATTATAGGTGATCCAGCATATGCGGGTATTATAACAGAGGTAAATGGTAGTGGTGTAAAAATTAATAACACAGACGCACTTATTTTAGATCCAAATAACCCAAGTAATTCACCACAGTTTTTTTCATTTGCGAAAGATATAGTTGCAAACGAATCTAGTTTAAAAGGATATTATGCAGATATCACTTTTAAAAATTATTCAAATAATTATGCGGAATTATTCGCTATTAGCTCAGAAATAAACCCTAGTAGTAAATAAAGCACTAAAAGTGTGACTATATAAGTACACTTAAATTAAATTAAATGAATAACAACATAAACTTTAGACCCTTTAAACAAGGGGACTATGAAACATGTGTCGAGTGGTGGAAGTGGTGGTGGAAACGCACTGGTTTAAACCCAGTTCAAAGAGCTTTATTACCAAGCGATGATAGATGTTTTATGATAGAAAAAGATGGGGTACCAGTAGCGGCTTATTTTTTACTAGTATTTGAGTTTCGTTTAGTAGCTTTTACAACATATCTAGTAACAAACCCAAATTATAAAGAAAAAGACAGAAGAGAAATAATAAAACTTTTAGTAACGAAAGTAGAAAAAGAAGCAGAAAAAATAGGTGTGATGCAGTTGTTTACTATCTGCATGAATGATCACATGACAAATATACACGATAGTTTAGATTGGATGTTAATACCAGTTCAAAATGAAGGTTTTAAATATCTAACAAATAACTTTATAAAACAAAAATAATATGGGAGATTTTTTTGGAAAGAGATCAAAAAGAAGGCAAACAGCAACGATGAACGAAATGAATCGAATGATTCAAGAGCAAGTCGATCAGTTTGGACAAGAAAGAATTGAGGCTAAAGAAAAGGCTGCTAAAACTAGAGGTCAATATGAAGCTTTTCAATTTACAAATCCTTTTGGCGACATGCAAAACGCTTACGGCGGATTGCAAACTGATTTTAGTAATCTAGCTGCTGGAGCAGAAAATCTATACGAAGGCATGGAAAACCGTTTTGAAGATATGACGGTAGATATGCGTGCTGCTGATTTCCAAGTACAACAAGGTCAACAGCAAAGAGCAAACATAATGCAAGGCTTAAGAGGAGCCGCTGGAACTAGTGGTGTTGCTGGTTTGGCACAAGCTATGGCTAATCAAGGTCAATTACAAACACAACAAATAGCAGCTGGTATTAGTCAACAAGAAAGACAAAATCAAATGTTAGCCGCACGAGAAGGCGCTAGAATAGATGAGTTACAAAGAGGTGCTGGTATGCAATTACAACAAATGGAAATAGCAGGAGCACAGCAAGCTCGGGCGATGGGAGTATCAAGAGAAAATTTAGTAGCACAAGGAGCTTGGCAGGCTGACATGGCGCAAAGAGAGGGTGATGCGATGGTTCAAGCTGCTGAATTTGGTAGACAATCAACATTATTAGGCTTAGATTACAGTGAATTAGCTGGTGCCAACCAAGCTTACCAACAATCTTTAGCAAATCAGATGTCTGGTATGGGTATGAAAGCAGATATGTATGGATCGCAGTCACAAAACAATATGTTCAGTACATTAGCAGGAACTGCTGCATCATTAGCAGGATCATACGTTGCTGGTGGTGGAACATTCCCCTCTGATAAAAGATTAAAGAAAAATATAAACAAAATTGGTAAATCACCTAGTGGATTAAACATATATAGCTTTGAATACAAAAACCCAATACACGGTGAGGGATTATTCCAAGGAGTAATGTCTGATGAAATTCCACAAGAAGCGGTTATTAATAACGGAGGATACGATATGGTTAACTATAATATGTTAGACGTAGAATTTAAACAAATATAAATATGGCAAGTAAATTAAATCCAGGAGCAGATGCAACATTAGTAAATGTAGCTTATAGAGCTGCAATGGCTAATACACCCGGTGATTATAGCGATACACTTGAAAAAGCTGCTGAAAGTTACGGGAAAACAATGGAGGCATCTGCTAAGATGTGGAAAAACATTGCAACTGTTGGTACCGCGCTCGGTAGCGAAATGGTAAAGAATGCAAACGAAAGAGCTGCGTACGCCGCAAAAACTAATGTTTTAAACCCTGAAGACGCGAAGTTTTTAACAGATGAAATATACGCAAATAAAGACGCTCAAAGAGAATTAGGTTTATTGCCTGGTATTTTTGGTGATAGAGAAACTAAAAAAAGATTAGCTGAGTTGAAAATGGAGCAACAAGATCTTTTCGCTGAAATAGATTTAGCAGCAGCGAGTATTAAAGCTGGTACAGACGCTGTTGCAGCTGGAACATTTGACACTAAATTATCTATGGATGGTGGTGAAATGGTAAACGCTATTATTAAAAATGGTTTAAAAAATAACGTTACAGATAACGGTAATGTAGCTAGGCTTGGTCGTAATGAGTATAATGAATTAATGTACACTTTATACAAAAAAGATGGTTCGTTAGCTGACAATCCAAATGGTACCAGCGATCCCGTGACGATGACTATCAAACAATTTAACGAAGCTATAACAACCAACGTAGATGATAAGGGTGCAAAAGCAGCGGTATTTAATACGTACAACGACAGTGTGGCAAACCGTGGATTCGAAAGCAAAACTGGTGTTTATGACGAGCAAATGAGAGCAATGGATTCAAACTGGCTTGATACTCAACTTGAAAAACCAGTTGATTTAAAAAGAGCTATGCACATGAAGTTTGGGTATATGTCAACTTCTTTTTTTGACGATATAACTACAAATCAAAATGAATATTCAGCTGACTTGTACAACACTTTAGTTAGCGTAACAGGAAGTAAAACCGGTGAGCTTACGGGTAGTATTGTTGATGGTATTGAAGACACAGACAATAGTGGTGGTATAAGTGCCGAAGAGGTTAGGAACTCAGAAAACTATCAGGTTTTGACTGCAAATTTATTAGGTTTAAAAGATCCAGAGGTTAGCAAGGCATATTTTAAAGATTACGTTTTAAAAGAGTTTGAGGGTGCTAACAACTATGGACATGGTAATAAAAAAACTAAAACTGGTAGTGGAACTGATGGTAAAAACAAATATGGGTTTGGTAATAAAAGCGTTGAAATACCTGGTATGAAAGGAACATGGGTAAGCCAAAGCGATAGAAACAAAAGAAGAGGTCATATAGAGAACAATGAAGGATTCCGTGGTGTCTTTGGAGATTATGAATACGACAAAGATCTAGGTGGTTATATATTAGAAAAAGATACAGAAAATCCAATGACAAAGTGGGATGTAATGCAACAAGAACAAATAATCGGTAACAACGACAGGCAAGTAGATTTTGATTCTTTAGGAGTACAAAAATCTCAAGTAGCTGTTAATACCGCGGGTGAAGAAGTTGCCGGTGGTGTTACTTTGGATCTTTTAGATGGTAACGACGACACTGTTGCTGGCTCTCTAAATAGTTATATACCGGCAAATAGTAATTATAGTTTTAGACCTGCAAAATCGCCTAAATATGGAGAAAAAGGATGGTGGAATTTCAGTCAAGCGTTAAACGCGTTTGATTTCCTTGCAGGCGGTGAGGATCTTACGGCAAACGCTGTAGAGTTGGTTGACGGTGATAATAAACCTATCATGTGGAAAGGACAGAGATTACTTCTATTCACCTCTTCTGGAGGTGGCAGTACAGAAAGTAAAAATGCACAAGACGCGGCTGTAGCAAACTTTAATGATTGGTTAGGTCAACAAAATGATTTCGAATTACAAACTGGTGGTAACACTGGCGTTGGCGCTTCAGAACCTGAAGACGTAAATTAAAATAAATAATAAATGGCAGATTATAAAGACGCTAATGGTGTAGTTTATAGAGAGAACGATATTCGTGCTTGGGCTAGAAATCGAGGTGTAAGCTTTGAGGATTATCTTAAAATCAAAGGATTGGCTTTTGACAAAATGGATTATGATGACGCTGGGTTTGCCGATAAAGTTATTAGTGTTGGCGCAAGTCTTGGTAAAGATATACTTGGTAAACTAGAAGGTTTCGCTGACATTAAAGATGCGGCTATGTTCGCCGCTATGACTGACGACAACGAAATGACTTCAGAAGCTAAAAAAGTAGCTATGGACGCCATGAAAAAAGCCAACGGGTGGAAAAGTGATCCTTTTGAAAAAATGATTGAAGCTCTAGACAAACAAACATTAGAGTACGATGAAGCTAGTATAACGGAAACCTTTAAAAAAGGAGATTATGCTACGGGTGGCTTTAGGGCTGTTGAAGCTGGTATTGCAAGTTTACCATCAATATTAATGGCAGCGATGGGCGTGCCTGGTTTAGCAGCTTTAGCTGTTACAACTGCTGGTAGTAAATTTGAAGAAGAGTTTGAAGAAGACGCGTCTAGAGACGTAACTTCTTTATTGGCAAATGCGGCTGGTTCTGGTGTAATTGAAGCAGGTTTTGAATTTGCTACTAGGGGTTTGTTAAAAAGAGCTGGTTTAATTGGTGGTTTAGGGGGTGAAGCTAATGAAAAACTAGCTAAAGAAATACTTAAAGGTGGAGCTGGAAGTATTATAAAAAATATTACAGGTGGTATTGCATCTGAAGGTGCTTCTGAAGCCGCTACAGAGTTAACGTCTGCTCTATGGGATCAAGTTAGTTTAGGTAAAAAAATTGATTGGGAAAGAAAATGGTACGAAATTGCTGATGCTGGTATTGTAGGTGGTTTAGTAGGTGGTGTAACTGGTGGTATTGGAGAAATAAATAAGAAATCTCAAAAGTCTAAAAATTTAGCATACTCAATACTAGCCGATGCTGACACTAAGAAGGAGATTGCAGATTTGCAAGAAAAGTTATCAAAACTAATTTTAGATCAAAAAGGCACAAGAAAAAAAGCAGATCCTAAAGATGATGATGGTGAATACGAAAGACTTCAGGACATGATTATGGATGTTCGAGCTGATATTGTTGGAGCCAAAGAAAGAGCACTACAAGGTTTATCCGAAATGAACGGTGAAGAATTTGATGCTTATTTTGCAAACGTTAAAAAAGCTAGACCATTAAATAAGATTGTAAAAGATAAGAAAAAATCTAAAGAGGCGCAGGCTGCTGCACAAAAAGAATTAGATGTTATAAACACTGAAAACAAAGCGATAGTAGAAAACGCTAATAATAGAAAGTTAGAGAAAAACCTAAAGCAAGCTGAGACTAGGGCTAGACAGAGAGGTGGTAAGGTCACAGTACACGAAACTCAAGAAGAATATATAGAAGCCGTAAGTGGAGTATCAGCTAAAAAAGTATTAAATAAAGATGGTGAGTTAGATTACACTGACGAATTTAAAAAAGCCGCTAGAGAACATAGATGGAGTGATGGTAAAATACTAGATGGTGTTTCTCATATAAATAAACAAACAGCTAGAAAGCTAGGATCAGTGTCAGTAGGTTCTCACGAGGTTCTTCACTCTATTATGGATAAGTATATTAGAAATGAGGACGGTACTGTAAAAGATGAGGGTATAGAGTTGATTGATGACATGTTAGACGGCATGTCTAAGAGTGATAGGGCTATTGTTCAAAAAAGAATAGACGATAACTATAGGTTTAATAAAGACGGCACTGAGAAGAGTAAAAAAGACTATTATGATGAATATTTAAATGTTCTTCATGATGCTATTGTAAAAAAGCAAATTACTTATAACAAAAACTTTGATACAATTGGTGGTAGGTTTAGCGGTGTATTCCAAAGGTTTGGTTATGGCAATATTGACCTATCTACAGGGAAAGGTCTTTTTAATCTTATAAGAACTTATACCAAAGCAATTGAAACTGGAGAAAGTACTGCTGATTTAGATAAAATTATAGAAGACTCAAAAGGTTTTGCTATAACAAATAAAAAACAAGGTAGAAAATCAATTAACTTAGGTTCTGAAAACGACGGTGTACCTTTAGACGAAAAAATAGATCCACTAACCGAAGGAGCTAAAACAAAAGAGGACTTGATGAAAGGCGGTATAAACTCTCCTTTCTCCAAAATATATCAAGGTATTTTAGATGGTAGTTTTGATAGAATTTTTGGTACTGTCAGCGAGGAACAAAGGCAAATACAAAGGCAAGATTTAGCAGATAGATTCGCTGGTATGACAGAAGAAGGCGGTTATGACCCAGCTAAAACACCTGAGTTATCTAAATGGATGTTTGGTGGTAGTGGTATTGCTGGTAATATTGAATACACAAAAAGAAAAGCAAAAAAAGAATTAGCTATAAAATCTGAAAAAGCTAAAAGAGAAAAATCTATTGATGCTAAAAAACCCACTAAAGAAGGTGAAACTGGATTTGATGTTGCTGACACTGGAACTTTGACGCCCGAGGAAGCGTTGATAAAAAAAGAAGAGCAAGTTAAAGAACTTGAAAAGAAACAAGTAACATTTGCGGCATCGTTAGGTTTAGGGACTGAACTACAAAACAGAATAAAAGCGGCTGTTATAAAAACATTTGGCACAAAACTACCAGCAGTGACAGACGCAAAGTATAGAAACGCTTTATCAAAAGCATTTAGAAATGAAATAGGTAAGTCTATAGAGGAAATATTTGGTGTTGAAAAAACTTATGATGAATTTATAGATAAGTATTTTAAAGGTATAGTTTTTCCAAATATTTCTAACGCTAGACTAATACAAATGGAAAGGCTTCTGCCTAAAGATGAAAAAATATTTGTAGACAAAAGAAGGATAACAAAAGTAAAAGAAGTAAGAGAATTACAAAAACAAGGGTTAATAGCTAAAACAGTTAAGCCAGCGTCAGGACCAAATCTTATTCAGAAGAAAAAACTTAATATGGATAAGGTTAAAGCGTTCTTTAACCCACCAGCAATAAATCCAAAAACAGGCGAAAAGAGTGGCTTGAGAGGTACTAGAAAAAGAGCGTTAGCAGAGGCTTTAGCAGAGGAGTTAGCACAAAACCAAACAGATGCAGTATTACAAAGTACTGACGTAATGAATAAAGTCAAAGAGTTAAATGCTTTATTTGAATATGATGACGTAAATAACTATGCGGCAGAGGTTGCTAGGCAAATGGATAGAGGTGCTAGAAATTCTGAAAGTTTAAACATGGCAGCTGAGTTAGATGGTTTAAACACCGCTGATTTACGTTTAGCTCTTAACATGGATGCCATTGAAATGGAAGATCAACATCCAAACACTTACAACGCTTTAAAAAATGATTCTGCCGACAAATACGAGGGGAGACAAGGTTTTATCGATAATGATGGTTTTTTAATAAGACTTACAAGGGGTATTACAAATCCTAAGGTTTTACAATTTATAAAAGATAAAGGGTATCAAACAGTTTCTAAAAAGGATGGTAAAAAAACCTATGATACCGAGGGAATGAAAAACCATTTTGATAATTACTCGTTAGGGTTACTCGACTTTATTCCAGGATGGATGGGTGTTAGAGAGTCTTTAGTGACTGGAAAATATCAATTTCTAACTAATGCTATATTAAAAGGTGGTAGTGACAGAGGTAATGCTGGCGGCCCGTTAAATATTAGAAAGAGAAACCAAACTAGATTTGCTCAAAAAATAGGAGAAAGAACCAGAATGGGCGTTAGTAAGTACATGAGTAAAGCCACTAAAGATCTATGGAAACAACTAGAAAAAATCCAAGGTGATTTAGTTTTAATGGAGTCTACTATGACTGAACCTGAAAGTGTTTTAAGAAGAGTTAAGGAGGTTCAAGCTATGAATAAAACCGCTAAAGAAAAAGCGGTTATACTTAGAAAAGAATTTAACCCAAAAGCTTTAGCAGCGGCTCAATTATTATTTAAAGCCTATAATTCCAGCGTACAAGATTGGGTTAATTCTCAAGTAGAAACTGGTAAGATGACTAGAGAAGAAGCTATTGGTTATGTTATAAGAGACAAACAAAAAAATACAAACTTTAATAAAGGCGAGAGAGCTTTAGCGGCCTTAACCTCTGTTTATTTAGTTGATAAATCTCAAAAAACAACCGGATATAAAGGTGAGCATGTTGTTGATTCAGCATCTGTTTCAGCTGCAACAGTTGTTAGTATATATAATGGAACTTTTTTACAAGACGCAAATACAATATTAAAAGGATTTGAGCAATCACTTTTACCAAAAGAATTAGCAGATAGTTTAGATGATCTAGGCGGTCGTAATAGCCAACTTGGTAACTATAGGTTTTTAATGAATCCTGATATAGGTAAAAACACATATGACTTAGCCACGGGTAAAACAATGTACCAACTTGGAGTTGAACAACATGGTAAAGATCTAGCTAAGTCTATGGAAAAGATCAACGATACTAGTAGGGCTAGTGAAAATCTAGGTAAATTTTACAAAGCGGAGTCTTTCCGACTCGATCCTAATGCAAAGCCAAAAGGTATTAGTATTTTTGATTTTGATGAAACAGCTGGTATTAGCGATAATGTTATTATAGCAACTAAAAACGGTATTACAGAAACAATAGAATCAGCTGATTGGCCTTTAGTTGGCGATGCTATGGTTAAAGATGGTTGGAAAATGGATTTTTCAGATTTTAACAAAGTTACAAACGGAAGACCTGGACCGCTAATGCAAAAGTTAAAAAACCAAATTAAAAAATATGGTAATAAAGCTGTGTTCATACTAACAGCTAGAGCTTCTCAAAGTCAACAAGCAATACATGAGTATTTAAAAAGTGAGGGTGTTGATTTACCACTAGAAAATATAACAGGTCTAGGAAATAGCACTGGTGAAGCTAAGGCTGATTGGATGATTGATAAACTAGCGGAAGGTTATAATGATTTTTATTTTGTTGACGATGCAATGCCGAACGTTAAAGCTGTCGATAATTTATTAAGTCAATTTGATGTTAAATCAAAATCTGTACAAGCAATATCTAGAAATAGTGAAAGTCTTGGTAGACAGGTTGACGAAATGATAGAAATTAACGAGGGAATTAAAGTCGATGTTGTTATAGATGAGGCAGAAGCGAGAACTCGTGGGGCTAAAAAAGGAAAAGGCGTTGGGGCTAAATTCTTTAACACGCCTGGTTCTAATGATTTCATGGGTTTAATGTACACGATAGCAAATGCAAAAGGTAAGCTCGGTGAAAATCAAATTGCGTTTTTTGAGGAAAATTTATACAAACCTTATAGAAGAGGTGTTGATAGAATAAATAGATTAAAACAAGGTATATCTAATAATTATAAAGCGCTATTAAAATCATTACCTGATGCAGCTGGTAAATTAAAAAAGACAGTACCTGATACTAACTTTACCTATGATACTGCGGTAAGAGTTTATTTGTTTGATCAAGCTGGGCATGAAATACCGGGTTTAAGCGCGGAAAATAAAGCCAAGTTAATAGAAGCTGTAAAAGCAGATCAAGGACTAATTGATTTAGCTAGTGGCGTTGCTGGTATTGTTAATAGTCCAGAGCTTTATATTAAACCTGATCAAAATTGGCTTGGAGATACTATATTATCTGATTTAGATAGTATAACTAATAACGTGGGTAGAAAACAACATATACAGGAATTTATTGAAAATAGAAAATTAATTTTTGGTGATTGGAAAAACGGTAAATTATCTGGCCCGATGATGAATAAGTTAGAAGCTCTTTACGGCCCTGATTACGTTGAAGCATTGAACGATATGATATGGCGTATGGAAAATGGAAACGCAAGACCAAGTGGTTCTAACGCTCAAGTTAATAAATGGATGAATTGGCTTACTAATTCTATTGGTGCAATCATGTTTTTTAACACAAGATCTGCGTTACTACAAACATTATCAACAGTTAACTTTGTAAATTGGGGAGATAATAATCCTATAAAAGCAGCAGCTGCATTTGCAAACCAAAAACAGTTTTGGAAAGATTTTACCACTATATTTAACTCTGATTTTCTTAAACAAAGAAGAGGAGGTTTAAAGCTCGATGTTAACGAAGCCGCTCTAGCGAAAGCTATAAATCAAGGTGGCAAAAGTAAAATTAAAGCCGCTATAGATTACCTGTTAAGAATTGGATTTTTACCCACACAAATGGCGGATAGCTTTGCTATTGCCGCTGGTGGTGCTACATTTTTAAGAAATAGAGCTGAAACATATGTCAAGCAAGGTATGTCTAAAACAGAAGCCGAAGCAAAAGCATTTCAAGATATGGTAGACGCTTCAGAACCAGTTCAGCAATCATCAGATCCATCACTTATATCTAAAGAACAGGCTAGTATTTTAGGTAGAATAGTTTTAGCATTTCAAAATGTTACAATGCAATATGCTAGACGTATGAAAAAATCTGTTATTGATTTAGCAAAAGGAAGAGGTGACGTTAAAACAAACATATCGAGAATCGTTTACTACGGAGCTGCTCAAAACTTTGTATTCAACCTGCTTTGTTTGCGATAGCATTTGATGATGAAGAGGATAAAAAGAAACTAGCTAGAAGAGATAGAGTTGTCAACGGTATGGCTGACTCTATTTTAAGAGGTTTAGGTATACCTGGGGCAATATTTGCAACTGGTAAAAATGCTATTATAGAATACGCAAAGCAAAATAAAAAAGGTTGGAGTGGAGATCAAACTTATACCTTGTTACAGCTATTAAACATTTCACCACCAATTGGAAGTAAGGCTAGAAAGTTTTACTCCTCTACTCAAACAGAAAAATGGAATAAAAAAATAATTCCAGAGATGTCAATGTGGGATATAAGCAATCCAAGATATCAATCTATAGGTAATGCTATTGAGGGTATAACGAACGTTCCTATGGGTAGAACTGTTAATAAGATAAACAATATTAAACAAGCTTTAGATTCTGATCACCAAACGTGGCAAAGGATAGCAATGATGTTAGGTTGGAATAGATGGGATGTTGGTGTAAAAGATAGTGATGTGTTGAAAATAAAAGAAGAAGTTAAACACAACAAGAAAACCAATAAAAAATCTAGTGGCTACAAAAAACCTCAATTTTCAAAACCTAAATTTGGAAAGTAGATAGGTAAACAATTAAAAAAATAAGTGACTATATAACAATGGTGAAAAGATTAATAATATTACTAATAACTATACTTTTTGTAGCTTGTTTAGCTCCAAAAAAATGTTGTTCGCAAACATATGGAATTGAAGATGTTAAGAAGCTATTAAAGTTCTCTACGTTTTACGCTGCCGTTAATGGTGGGACGTCACTTTCTGATGTTGACGTTTTCTCTGTGGATAATGGTTTGTCTACACAGACCATTTCAACTCCTTATGATTATAATTTTACCATAGGTTTACGGAAGATAGCAAGGTTTGGCTATGAAAACAAAGCGCAAACATTTTACGATGGAACTGAATCTAATTACAGTGATGCGGCCACTGTAGGTAAAGTCAAAGGAGTTGAGTACTTATTTGAGGTTGATTATAAAAGACAAGAAGGTGTAGACTATATGGATCAACACCATTTTATTAGATTTAGTTCTGATGATGGTTGTGGAGATGAGTTGTGTATAAACTTTTTTGCTTTAAAGTTAGAATACTTAGAAGATGGTTTTGCTGATATTAAATACTTTGAAGCTTCTGAAAGATATAGACAACGTAAAGGTAAAAACCTATCATGGAATGTTGGACTTACACATCGTCTTGCCGAGCCTTATGGTTACGATGCTTTAGACGAATGGATGTTGGCAAATGGCAATATACATTACACTTACTTAGCAATACAAGAAGGCTACGAGGTAGATGTGTATAGCAACACATATTATAATCCAGCTGGAGAAATTGTAGCTACTAG